AAACCGATAAGATTGACACCTTGTGCCTTTTTGGAAACATTGACCAATTATTTGGATGGAAGCTTTCAAGATTTAACGTTGAAAGGCTTCAAATTTGAGGATGACTTGGTGGAACCCTATTTGAATGTACTGGATCCAATTTATTCTGAACTGAAATCCACTTATGATAGTTTCGGAAACTTGTTAAATGAGATAATGACCCAAAACCAAACTGTAACGTTAAAACCAGTTCAAGCACACATGCTCAATAACAACATAGGAGTGCCTAGTGATTTTCCAATAAGCAAATTGGTCACCTACATGAAAGAGCCTGAATACTACTGGCTGTACGGAGATGAAAGAGATCCTGATAGACAATGCAAAATAATCAAAGACTATTTAAAAATCATAGGAGTTGATGAAAGTCAAGTAGATGCTGATGACTTATCAAAAATTTTTAGAAGAGTTTTAGGTGAAGAAAACAAACTTTTGAGATTTCAGGCTTATGTGGCAAGCGAGAAAAGGTTCCTAAGAGGTCCTCAAGACTTGTTGGAATTAATTGCAAGCAACAGTTTGTATAGAAAGAGGCTAGTTATCACTAACAAAGAGTATTCAAGTTTTGGAAATGATTATTTTGACAGAACTCACCTGATCTAAAAAAGTTAGGGAATTTGCTCAAATGCATTGGGCTTATGAGTACATAAAAAAGAAAGGTCTTGATGTCTTCGTTTTAGATGGAACAGTAGAGAAAATTGAATCAGCCAGATTAACTTTGGATAACAATTGGAGAGTCATGGTTGAAAGCACAAACCGTTCAAAAAATCTAAATGATTTGAATTATTGGTTTTACTGGTCGGTTAAGCAAATTAAAATAGGAGATCTTTGGTCAGGAGAAGGTGAAGCTTTCTTTCGTTTGCCTGAGATGGATATGCAGGTGAAGGTTGAAAACAGTCATGTTATTGAAATAAAAATAGACAACATTTGCACCAACTTTTCTAAAACTTCAGACTGGTTTTTAACTCACGTTGTAGAAAGGCAGATTTGTTTGCTGAGACAAATGCTAGATATTGAATCTTATTCAATATTAGAAAACTTCATTTCTTTTAATGAGCACAGTGGTTGGAATGTTAATAGCAGTCAAAAAAAGAGCAGTATTTATCCGGTGAAAATAGATAGTAACATAGGTCCAACTTGGAAAAATGAAAGTTATGAGTTGATCAGAAAAGGAGGGAAAGTTTTTTTCTACAAAGATGGAATCAAGCATGAAATACAAACTGTCATTGATCAGCCAATGGCAAGTGTGACCAAAGTGAAGCAAATGTTGAACATACCACTTATAAAGGAAGCTATAATAGTGGACATGACCATGAAAAGTAAGCTAATAGATTTCCAAGTTAGATTAACTGGGAGAGTTAAAATTGAATTAGACACCTTTATATACAATGTGCAATCTTCACTGGTTTACAATATAATTTATAACTATCATCAATCAGAGGAAAGAGTTGAAAACTCGCCGAACAATTTTATAAGATCATTAATAGAATACAAATCTTCAAACAAAAACTTTGGGTTCCCTGATTTGGATGAGTTGATAAAAAGTGTAAATGATCCAACGGCTTTAAGACTGCCAGAGTTGATAGTTAGAACTGTCATGGCTTATCCCAAATTTGAACTGTCATTCGAAATGAAAAAAACTATCATGAGGGAATTGGAATCAGCTGTAAGATATGGTGATGATCATAGGATAAGAAGTTTTTTCAGTGCTCATTCAGGACAGATACTCATGACCATGGCAATGAGGAGCAATCTTCCTTGTGAAATAGCAATGTCAAGCATGCTGAGTTCAAGAAACATTCACTTTGACTGGCTTGTTTCATTATTAAAAATGATTAGTGATTTCGTATCTGAAACCAATCCTACATTCTTGTTTGGAGACAAAAGTG